TCCCGCACAGCCTTCTCGATCGCCGGCATCAGCACAGCCGCCACGTCGTCCGGCACGTCCAGCTTGAGGCTGCCCGGCGAGAGTTCCAGATAAGCAGCCGTCCAGCCGGGCCACTGTGTCCAGGTACGCCAGCCCAGGTGCTTCACTTGGCCCCCCTGTGCACCAGTGCCCGCTCGGGCCAGCCCATGCGCTCCAGCATCGCCGCGGTGCGCTCCCGGCCCAGCCTGATGGACCGCTCCCGCTCGGCAGCACGACGCTCGTAAGCCTCCTCGGGAGACTCGGAGCACAGCCCGCACACCCCGTCATCGCCCAGCACCGTCCGGTACTGCCCGCACTCCGGGCACGGGCGGGAGTGGGCCACCTGGCGGGGATGCCAGTCCCGCGCCTCCATTTGCTCCCCCAGCGCATAGGCCCGGATATCCGGGTCATACGAGTAGAGGGCATTGGTCGTCGTGTCGCGGGTCATCACCGCACCTCCTAGCGCAGGATGACGCCGCACGGGGTCATGGTGCAGTGGTAGCCCTTGGCCTCCGCGTCCACAATCGCCCGCACGATGTCGAGGCCGCCCCCATAGGTAATGATGCCCCGCTGCGGCTTCGCCATCAGCCGGTTGTAATGCGTCTGCATCCAGTACGCCGCGACCCGCCGCTGCTTGCTGCTCATGGTCTGCATATCTAGCCCCCTAGACAGAAACGGCCCGGCTACGGCCGGGCCAGGTACTGCCGCAGCGCCTCGGACGTGATGTCCCCAATGCGCCGCTGCTGCTTCGCCGCCAGGATTCGGACCCTCTGCACCAGATCGGCCGGCAGCCTCACCAGAGCCGTCTTACCCTCGCTCGCCTTCTTCATCAATCCTCCTCGCCCGACACAATACGCCTGCGTGGCTAGCTTGTCAACCAATTAATTTGGCTATCCGTTGGAATCGCCCACCCCTGTTGACTGGCTTACCGGAGGGGCCTTACATTCGAGACACAGGGGGGACACATGCCAGCCACAAAGTCAGCCAAGGTGTCGCGGCCGCGTCCGAAGGTGACCGGCCTGCGCTTCGACCGCGAGCTCATCAAGGAGATGAAGCACCGGGCCGTGGACTCCGAGCGCACCTTGACGGAGCTCATCGAGCAGGCCATGCGCGAGTACCTGGGCCGCGCTCGAGCCGGACAGCGGTAGACACCACTCGGACAGTCCGTAAGTGTCCGCTACCTAGAATATGTGTTATCGGAACCTGACGCATGGACGCCCCCACGTCCGCTAAGTGCCCGATCCTCATATGATTCCGGGCGTTACTCATCGTCAAACGCGGCTCACGGGGCTATCTTCCACAGCCCCGGACTTATTGTCAACCGATTTACATGCACCACAGCAGAGCCCGCTAAGGGTCGCCAGAAAGACGGACAGCCTGCACGGCATGACGCCACATTTTCTGGGCGGTTATCGTTGCAAAAAATAGGGCGTTTGTTCTAACCGCGGATAGAATCTGCTAGGTGATTGAATGCGAAAACTACTGATAGTCGTTGCGGTCCTGCTCACCGGGCTCGTGCTCTGGCATGACATCCAAGCCCTCGGCCGTGTCGAGGCCAGTGGCCCCTGCGTGGCCCCCAAGGCATGGGGTGCCCTCCGCGGCGTGACGTGGCAATCCGGCCCCAGCCCGCTGGCTGCGCCCGTCCTGGCCTTCGAGGACGAGGCCGGTACCATCCGGCTGGTTCACGGGGGTAGCTGCAAGGCGATCGGGGAGATCGTCAGGCAGTAGGGCCGACCCCGGGGTGGGAACGATTGTTCCCGTCATGGGTACGGATGCCCCGATCGGGAAAGCCCTTGACGTTCCGCGCCAGTAAGCGGATGAATATGCCCGCTCGGGAAGCCACACGTCAAGCGGAGCGCAAGATTTGCGCGGTGTGGTATACTAAAGACGGGACGAGGGCAGCCCGTCCGTCCGATACTCCCGTGCCCAGACGGGAGGATATGGACGGGCTGCCCGGACCTCACATCACCGGCAGCGGCTCCTCAACAATCTCCATCTCCCCCGTGCGGATGGCATAGCTGACCCGCGATGTCAGCAGCCCCTCGGCACACCGCCCGTACACCACTACATCCGGGTCAGTCTCGGTCGGCAGCACAACCATCGGATAGCGCCCCGCCGAGCTCCCCTGGAAGAAGGTGTCCCGCACCTGCTGGAACTCTGCGTCATTGCGGAACCGCCACGACAGCCCCAGCACCCTCCGCGGCCGGGCCGCATGTGAGTACACATACTGTCCGCCCTGCGCCGTCGTGGCCCGCTCCTGCGCGTCCTGGTACTCGATTGACACGGGATAGTCCGGGGCGCACGTCAGGTCCGCAGACTGCCCCACCACGAGCTCGCCCAGCCAGGGGGCGGCCATCGTGGTGTACGTCCCGTAAGCCCCGCCCGGGTAGAAGTAGACCCCGGGGAAGGGGTCATACACCCGGCTCGTGTTCTGAATGGCGCAGGTCTGCGCCTTCAACGCTGCGTTCGTAGCCGACCCGAAAGAGATGCTGTGGGCCGCCGGAGAATGCCAGTAGCTGGCCCCGTGAGTCTCGAAGGCTAGCCCGGTCGAGGCATCCAGCCCATGCCCGTGCAATGACACCCAGTCGATGCCGGGGACGAGCAGCACCTCATCGAAATAGCAGGTCGCACCATTGGTGCCCACTTGCAGCAGGATTTCCAGTGTCGCGGTCGCCCGGCCGATTTCCGCGAAAGTCGGCACCCGGAATGTGACGGGCGTAAAAGCCGTCATGGTGTTGCCCGTCTTATTCATCACAGCTGTGGATGATGCGTACCATGTCCCGTCGTCCTTGACGTACTGTCCTGTATCAAGGCATTTGACTCTGACTAGCGCGTAGTTCGTGCCGTCTGACTTCGCGGCGGCCCAAATCTGAAGGTACTCCCCCGCTTGAACCGTGACACGCTGGTATGCATACCCGCCCGTCACCGTCGCCACCAGCTTGAGAGACTTGCTGCCCTTGTGGTAGTTCCCCGCTCCAGTCTCGCTAGTCGCCGTGACGCTGTTGGTCGTCCAGCCAGTCGTGCCCTGCTCCATGTCCCCATTAGCCACGAGGCTGTTGGGCCAGGACACAAAGAATCCCGTGGTGGCCGCGGACAGCTTCATGGGGAACGCGGAGCGGCCGTCATAGATCGAAGACAGCGGATAGGATGAATCGACCGTGGCCGAGCAGGCCACCCCGGTAGCACCAGAGCCGTAACCCTGCGCTCGAGCCAGCACGTTCATTAGCGGACCTGCTAGCACCTTGAATGCCATTACATCCTCGCCATCTCGGCATCGGTCGGACACCGACTGCTAATCGACAGGTTCCCGATGTGCCCGTCAGCGTAGTAGACAGTACGCGGCGGGATTTCGATCTCGACCGCACCCAGTGAAATTGAGGCGGGCACCGTAGGTGTCAACTCTGTTGCGCTAGTCGACCCGGTACCCCGCACCCCGTCTACCCAGATGTCGAACGCCTGCCCCGCGAGGTCGTGCTCGTCATCGGCCTCGCTCGTCATTCGGGCCGCGATCCTATATGATGTGCCCGCCTGTGGCAGGGTTGATGCCGCGCTAGACGTTGCGAAGCTGGCAGATCGCCACACCCAAAGGCCAGACGTGGAATCGGTCCGGTAGTAGTAGCAAAGCAACCCAGCCGGTGAAGGGAAGCCGTTAACCGCGTGCTGTAATATCCCGACATACTGCCCGTTAGCAAGGTCAGAGTGCGACCATTGCGGCGAGTAGTCCAGCACGAAGAAACCCCGAGACGCCGGAAAGATTCGATAGTCGGCCTCGTTGTTTAGGCTAGTCTGGTCTGCAACCCTAGTAACCGCTGCCGTTGTCGTCGGGAGGAGATCCCGCCGGCACCACGAAAACGTCGTACCGAGCTGGAGCTCTAGCGCATAGATGTGGCCGGTGTTCGCCCCAGTCGCCACGGCGGAGTAGTGCCCCATGTAGACCGTGATGTCGGTTGTTGAGCCGCCGACATCAATCTGCCCCGACGTATAGCGTGAAATGGTCGACGCCAGAGTGGGGCGAAGATCATGGGCGGATGCCTGCCAGGTTGATCCATTCCAGTAATTCGAGTCGACGCCTCTTTTGACTTGGATGAAATAGGCGTCGGCCCCGCTGTCGTTCTTATACCAAGCACGCACGAAGAGTTTAGTGTTTGCGGCAATGCTCGAAACCGTCTGGCTCAGGTAGCAGTTTTCGCCGCTAGCGGTGGTTGTCGTCTTCGCCGATCGCCGGAATCCGCTCGTATCGATGAGATAGTCCGTCACGTCCTGTGTGATGGTGGCGGAACCGCTCGTGGTCTTCGTCCAACTCGTGAAGGTATCACTGCTCCCCTGGCTGAAAGTCGAGTCGAGAAGATGGTTCTTGTCAGACCCGCCCTGGATAAGCAGCCCGTCCTTCGTCAAAAGCGGGCTATCCTGCGCCACCTCTTGATAGAGGCCATCCCCGGGCCGGGGCGCAAATGCCACCTGCGCCCTACTGGTAGACCATCCTCCACCGAGATGCCACACGGCCAGCCCGGTATTACTCTCATCCACTCCGGTGATGGCGAATGGGCTCCAGAAGTTGACGTACTGCTCCCGCGGGTCAAGCAGGGTCAGCGTGCGCGTCGGTGGGCTGACATGATCCTCGACCTCGAGACAGTACAGAGGCACATGCTCCCACGACCTCATCCCCGGAGACCACGGCAGCAGATCGTGTGAGCTCCACACCGTCTGGCCCGGCTCGACCTCCCCGAATTCGTGCGGCACAGCCACCCGCAGCCGGCGCAGGGGCCGGCGCAGCGTCCGCAGTTGGTGGCTCAGGACGACCCGCACGGGGTCAGTGTAGAGGCCGCTCGGCGTAGTCTCGAGCTCGATGTAGACGCTCGCCCAGTCCAGCGAAGCCGACGATCCGCCCGTGGTCGCATCGATGCCGCTGCCGTAGCCGCTCGTGGCACTGCTCTCAAATCCCGCCTGGAACGTACCAGACAACAGGTCGGCACGGGTCCATGCCCCACCCGCGGGCCGGGCCGTCCATGTATAGGTGAGCTTTTGGAATCGCCCCACAGCCGTCTGGGTGTTGCGGTTGCATGTTGCCGTGATGGTCTGTGTCCCCGTCTGGTACGTCCTCGTGCCGCTTGGGTTGGTGAAGAAAGACAGGGTCGGAGACGAGTCGATTACGGCAGTATTGGCCGAGGATGTCCTGACCCATGCAACCAGCGTCAGGCTTACAATCGTCACGTTCTGCGGCGGGTCGCCAAAGGTGAACTCGACCCGCCCGTTGTTCCTCGTCCCGGTGGTGGCTGACGACCGGGCGAAACCATAGTTCGTCTCGTCCAGCGCATCGGCCAGATCATCACACGAGGTCGAGCAGTCCCCGGAATACTCCAGCGAGTTCCCCGCCGCGAGGTGTGTGCCGTAACCGCTCGTAAGCGTCCAAGAGCAGGCGTGTGCCTTCGGGTACATCCGTTGGAGCGCCACTAGACAGCCCTCCGCACGCAGTCCTTCAACTCGACCAGTGTAGACACGCTCGGCGTTACTGTGGGGTCGTGTACCGCCATGCTCGCCACATACTGCTGCTGCACCTCGTCGTACAGGTAAGACCCCAGGAACTCGGACGTAACGTCCGTGGCGTCGAGGTCATACTCCGCGGACCCCTCCAGTTCATGCGCCGGCTCAAGCACTGGGGCATCGGTGCTCGCCCGATACCCCGGGAATGCCAGATCGAACACCCGCAGGGCGAGCCTGCCCGAGGCTGTCCAGTAAGCCCGGAAGCAGGGCCAGCTTGCCAGCCACTCGTCCAGCACATCCCACACTTGGAGGGGCATGGCGTCCCCCCCGACGTAAAGCGTCCCCTCGAGCAGTTGCCGCTCGGCCCACTGGGCACACTCGGCCCAGGACTCCGCGTCGATCAGGGATGAGTCCGCCGTGCCGTACCACGCGCCGGTCAGCCAGTTCGTCTCTGCGAAGTTGATCAGGAGGTGGCGCATCTGCTCGACGGGGTTGGTGATCTGGACACCAGTGGGGGCGGTCGTTCCGGACCCCGTGTTGCCAGTGACCTCGTAGCCCTTCACGTCCGCAGTGACCACGGCATCGGCCGCCTTAGACGAGACGAAGGTGATGACGGTGGACATCTTCCCGGCGACCGAGGTGCTATAGGACAGGGTGTAGTCCGTGGTAATCGTCTGGCTGGCCCCATTCACATACACCGCCAGCACCTCCTTGGCCTGGCCGGCGCAGACGAGATACTTGTACGTCCCATCCTCCGCGACCTCATAGACGGGGATGCACTTGACCATGCCCGTCCCGCTTAGGCCGCTTGAATTGTGGGTGCCATAGATGATCGGGGCATACAGGCCCAGCGAGGGGGTAGGAGCCCCCGGCCAGTCAGACTTGGAAATCGACCAATTGGGGACGTAGTCCCGCAGCGCCCCGTCGTCTGCCCGCAGCGTCAGCAGCACCACGCCGGAACGGTAGCCCCACCGCTCGAGGACCCCGGTGAATACGGTTCTGGAGTTGGTCGCGTCGCCCGGGAAGACGTGATAGATCGTCGCCGCGCTCCCCCGCTGCTGCCCGTTCTCGATGGCGTCTCGGATGGTGCCGTCGTCGTCGGCCACGAGCACATCGATCTCGGCCGGCTGGAGGTCAGATGCCCTGATCTGGAATCCCCGCCGGGTCGAGCCCCACTCGACCACGTTGGGGTGGTATGCCTTGCCCAGTGCAGACGCTACGCCGCCAGACAGGTAGAGGTTGGTGGTCGAGCCCCAGACGGCAGCGTCGAGCGTGCCGTCATTGAGGACGATCTCGAGCACCGGGGCCAGGTCGGTGCCCTGATCGGTCCAACTCATCGGCCGCCCGCCACCGCGAGCCGGGTGTCGTACCGGACGCCAGAGTTAGCCCGGAGGAGCTTCCGCATCGTGCGCTCCACCCGCCGGTCGAATGCATACTCAGTCTCACGGGTCGTGCCGAGGCTGCGGCTGATAGTCACGTTAACGGGCCGCCCCACAGACAGCGGACTCGGCTTGTCCAGCGGGATGACAGCCTCGCGCCCGTGGAGGGGCACCCAGGTGCCGCGGCCGAAGTCTCCTATCCCGCCGCTCGCAAACCCCTCCCGGCCGGCCATGATCTTCAGATAGTCCCGGCTTTCCTTGAGCACCTCGAGCTGTGTCGGGAGCACCTCGATGCCGGCCGCTTCCATCGCGGCCTTCAAGTCCTCTGGCATCTCCTGCCCCGTCGCCGCATACGCCTGAGCCAGCGCGGTAAGCTGGTCGGCCATTGACTGGGCCGCCAGTGCCTCGTCCATGCCCTGCCCCTTGAGCTCGGCCAGGGTCTGCCGGGCAATGGTGGTCGAGTCATTCACGAAGCCCTTGTCCACATAGCCGGCATCCATCGCACCTCGGAGCAACTGCCCAGCACCCTGGCTCACCCCGAGCAGGGCGCGGGTCTTGGGGTCATTGGTGATGTCGAACATCTGGCCGATGCGGCCCAGCCCCATCTTGGTGGGGTCGATGCCCAGCTTAATAAGCTGATCGTGCATCTTCTCCCACGCCGGGCGCAGGCCCTCGATACCGGCGATGCCCTGCTTGCGGAACGTCTCCCAGAACGTCGCCCCGAAGAGCCCCGCGGCTGCGGCGGCGACGTTGGGGTCCGAGAAGGTGTTGACGATCTTGCCCGCAGCGTCGGTATAGGTCAGGTTGTCGATGAGCCCGGAGATGCCGCCCTGCGCCGTCTGGAGTCCGGCGGCCTGACGCTGCCGCTTCTCCTCCTCGGCCCGCTTGCGCTCCTCCTCGGCCGCCTTCTTGGCCTCCCGCTCGGCTTGCTTCTCGGCCTCGGACTTGCCCCCGAATAGCCCCTTGATGCCACCCCACAGGGACTTCCCGATCGACAGGGCGCTGCCCACGATGCCGCCAATGCCGGTGATCTTCCCCAGCAGGCCCATGAAGCCGCCCTGAGCCGACCCCATCTTGAACGCCTGGATACCCGACATCAGCCCGCCGATGCCGGACGCAATGCTCGCCGCGAAGTTGGCGATCTTCCCCGCCAGCCCGCCCGTCAGATCCCCGAGTGCCTGGAGTTGTGTGGATAGCGCGGTCAGGGGGCCGGACCAGTCGGTGATGGACTGCGTCGTTTCCTTCACCACATCATTAGTGCGGGTTAGCTGATTGTCGAACTTCGACCAGTCCCCGATGTTGAACTTGGTTTGGCCCGGGACGGTGGGAGCGAGCCCGGCCAGCCGGTTGCCATCCTTGACGTTGAGGATCTGGTAAGACTTGATACTGCTGGTCAGCGGGCCGGCCAATTCCTTCTCGATTGCCTTGGCAGTCTTCTCGATGGCTGCCGTGAGCCTCTTGGACTCCTTACCCGCATCTCCGAAGTTCTGGTCCATCTCCTTCCATGCCTTCATGGGGTCGGAGAGGTCGAGCTCCGGGGCAGACCTGCCGAAGCCGCCGCCGGCCACCTTCGGCCCGCTGCTGATCATCGTGGCGAGCATCCGCAGCCCACCCACCGGAGAGTTGGCCCCGGTGAGCCCAGCCATCCGGGTCATCATCTCGATCCACAGCTTAAACGCAGGCTGATTATCCTTGATCGCCTGCGCCACCTCCGAGATGGACATGGCGAGATCGTTTGTCCCCTCCACGATGGCCGGGGTTTGCGCCACGCTCGCCAACATCTGATTCTGGAGATCCTCCCATGCCCCAGAAAGGTCATCCACCGCGTTGTCCACTTTCACAAGCGCGGCAACCTGATCATCGGACAGCGTGACCTGGAGTTCCTGCGAAGCGTCGGCGATAGACCCCATCACCGGCAGCAACTCTGCCCCGGCACGCCCGAACGCAGCCATAGCCGCCGCGGCACGCTGGGTCGGGTCTTCCATTGCCCTGATCTGGCGAGCGAGTTCCTGAAACTGCTCCTCAGGTTTCATCCCAGCCAGCCGCCCGACCTCTAGCCCATACTTTTGGAGAGTGGATGTGTTGCCCACGAGGTTGCGCTGCATGATCGAGATAGATCGGGTCATCTGATCGAGAGATAGCCCGCTATTCTTCGCCACACGCTCGAGCCGCTGAAGAGCCTCGACGGCCATCCCCGTTTTGGCAGAGGCATTGGACAGCCGCTCTGCCGCCTCGGCGGCCCGCAGCACAGCCGCCGTCAGCGCACTAGCTGCACCCGTCACCGCCCCGATGGACGCCACCCCGGCAGCCCACTTGCCAATCGCCCCCGACACCTTGTCCAGCGAGGTACTGGTAGCCTTGGCCTTCTTGTCCACGCCCTCGAGCGCATTGCCCAGCTTGCCGAGGACGACCTCACCGTTGGACCTGACCTCGACGTTAATGGCTACGTTTGCCATCTCTACCGCTCCTTGCCGAAGTCAGGGTGCAGCCGTGACGTAATCTCGCTCGAGCGCAGGGCATTGCCGACCCGGGCCAGCAACGCAGCCCGGTCCTCGTCCGGCCACCGCGCCAGTAACGCCTTGGCATACTCGGCAGCCAGCGGCTTGAGGTCGTCGTGGATCATCCAACCCATCAGAGACATGGCCTCGATGTTTCGCGGGTCGATCTCGACTCTGGGGCAGGGCCGACCAAGGGACGAGAGCATCCGGGCCGATGCTGCCTCGCTGATGCATTTGCCCTCGTCCCCACCGTTCACCTCACATGCCCGACACCGCTCCTCGATCGACCCGTACGTCCTGCCCGACTCATTCGCCGGAATCTCCCGCGTGTCGAAGTGCCACACCCAGGCTTCGACTAGGTTTTTCCCAGCGCGGCCTCCTCCTCGGTGGCCTTGGTGGTCAGGGTCTGCGCCTGCTCGACAATCCAGCCGGCGAGGCTCAAGACCTCGGACAGCACAGCCGCCTTGACCTCGGCAGTCCACTTGCCGTCAAGCCTGACCATGCCTTCCGCGTCGGCCTCGAAGTCGCCGCACCCCTTGACGAGCTCATGGGGGACGAGAGCATTGCGACTGTCCACGAGTGCATATCGGGCGAGTTCCTGGCTGTGCGCCTGAGCCGCCTCGATGTTCGTCTCGGAGATGATTGCGCCGTCCTTCCGGCGCACCTCGGCCCGCTTGCCGAAGTGCCGAAAGTAGGATTCCTTCTCTAGCCCGGTGGGGATGCGGCGCACCTTGAACGCCGCATCCCCTGCGAAGTCGAACCACTTCCCGTCGAACGATCCGGCCTTGATCAGTTCCACCATTCACTCCATGAAACTGCCGGGCCACCTGTCATCACGACGGGAGCCGAGCATCTGGTTAGATTTCTAGCCCTTAGGCCAGAGCATCCGTGCTCCGCTTGCTGAAGACCTCGTAAGTGAGCGCCCCGGTGTAGCCGGCCGAGAAGCCGGTGGGGATCGTAGCCACACCGAACGACTCGAACGGTTGCGACCACGTCTGCCCCTCAGGGCCGGGGATACCAGGCTTGCCCTCGCCCAGCACGACGTAGGGTAGCCACAGGACGTGCTGCATGTACTGCGTGCTCGCGCCGGCCAGCGTGGCCCCGGTCAGCTTGATCTTGACCTTCTTGGCCGTCGCCGCAGTGCCGGCAAAGGCAAGCTGGTCGGACGCCAGCGAGGACGAACCACCCGTGCCCGTGTTAACGTCGGGGAACTCGAAGGAGCCCGTCACCTTCATGAAGTCCGTCTCAATGGGCTCGCTGATCTTGTCCCCGCGCTCGGTGGAGAAACGCCCCTCCATCGCACGGTCCACGTTGATCTCGAAGCCGGTGACGTAGACCAGGTCGGTCCCGCCGAAGTCGGCACCGTTCTGCGCGTTGATGTTGACGACCGCGTGCTTGAAGAGCGCCCACTCCAGGTTACTGGACAGGGTCACGTTGTCAATGGTCGTCGTGGTGTTGGTGCTCGAGGTGCCGTACTTGTAGTCGTCCCCGATGCCACGGAACTCGATCTCGATGGGCCGCCCCTGCCGACCGCGCAGGGTGAAGCCGGTCCACTTGACCGAGGGCACCTCGACAACCGTGGTGTCCTTGATCAGCTCATAGGCCACCGTCGAGAAGATGCCATCAATCTGGTTGTTGATCTTGAGGACGTGCTGCTTGCCCGACGTGTCCACGGTGCTCGGAGCGCCAGCCGTGCCGAGGACGAACGCCAGCAGGGGCTCGAGCCCCTCGTAGCGCAGGTCGGTTGCCAGCGAGACGGACACGGACTTGTTGCCCGGGACCGGAGCCAGAGCCGTCACGGACCCCGAGATGCCCCGGATGGGCTCGATGACCAGATTGCCCGGGGTGTCGATCGAGCGGACATAGACGCCGTCCGTCGCCCCGGCCGCGACGGCCGTGCCCCAGGTGGTAGCCTTCTTGACTCCGACGATGCCCTGGAAACCCTTTGCGCGGGCCATATTCCCTACTCCTCCCCGCCCTTAGTACGCCGACGAGGAGCCGGGGCGGCAGGCTCCACGGGCACCAGTCCAAGCGCAGTCAGCGCACTGACGGCATCGTCGGGATAGTCAGCCTCTCCCGACTTGATCAGCAGCCCCGTGGCGGGGTGGATCTGATCGTCTCCGGCCCACAGCATCCTCAAGCCGTCCTCCTCGCCCGAATGCGGGCCTTTAGCGCGATGTGCTGCTGCTCCAAGATCGCCTCTTCTTCGTCTTCCGGCTCCTCCGCAAAGACCTCCTCGGTCAGCGCGGCCACCTGCTCCTCGAGCGCCCGGACACGCTCCTCGAGCTCCGTCATGGCGTCTCCACGAAGTCGTACGACACGACAAAGCGGAGCTCGGCGATGGCCCAGTTGGGCAGATACCTGTCGCGGTCGATCACCAGCGAGCCGAGGGCGACGTTGCGGGTCAGCCCCCCGAGCGTCACGTCAGACAGCAGCCGCCGGACAGCGTCACGGATCAGACGGTTCGCCACCTGCCACCGCGTCGGCTCCTGCTCGAGGATGGGGCTTTCGGTCGGGGCGTTGTGCTGCCGGGCCACGATCACGAAGAATTCGGCCTCGGCACCAGCCCATCCAGACGTGCCCTCCTCCGTGATCGTCTCGTCCCCGGGGCGCAGCAGGTACACCGTCTGATAGTTGCGGTCGAGCCCCTGCTCGTCCGGCCAGAACGTGACACGGGCGACGAGGTCGGGCGCATACCAGTACGTCGCCCCGGCGTCGTCCACGATGCCCTCAAACAGCGTCTTGAGGGCTGCCGCTATCTGCTCGTGCTTGGACTCAGCCACCGATAGCCCCAGCCATGAAGTCGTTCATGTCCCGCTTGACCTCCCCGCCGATCTGCCCCTCGTGGTGGCGCAGTGCGGGCTCGAGCGCCGGCCGGCGGGGCACACGGCCGCCGGGGTGCCGCTTGTGCGGCTTGAACGGCTGCCCGGCCTCGAGGTTGCCCGCCACGCCCCGGGCCTGCACGGCCGAGCGCCAGGTGTTCCCGGTCCACCGGGACTTCCCCAGGTGGACGATCAGGGGGATTCCAGACCCACCCTTAGACCGGACACGGGCCGCCTTGTCTGACCCACGTCGCCAGTCCCGATGATATGTAGACCACTTGCCACCCGTGCGGTTATACCACTTGGTGCGAGACGACAGCCCGAGAGACGCCAGGGTGTGCTTGCGGCCGGTCCAGAATGCCCCACCCCACAGCTTGCGCCCGATGGTCGAGCCGCTGGTGTACTCCCCCTGCGCCGCCTTGACCACACGACGCAGCACCCGCCGGGCAGCGTTGGCCGCCACCCGCTTCTGGTCCCGCCCCACCTGCTTCAGACGGGCCGCCATCAGGGCGCACGTCTCAGCCACTAGATGATCCTCCCCGTCTTGATGTAGGCGTGCGAACGCCACGGGTAAAGCTGCTCCTTCTCGATCTTCAGCAGATCAGCCGGCAGGAACCGCGACACCGACCCCATGCCGTCCGTGATCGTCTGCGCCGCGAAGTCGCCGCCCCGCTTTATCTGGCTATACTTCCGGGCAGCCAGAGACAGCGCAACGCTCTTGATGTCACCCGGAACCGCCGCGGGCGCGGCGTAGCCCGCCGTATAGACGAGCCGGATAGCGTCCTGCCCGCTCGGCCAGTACGCTTCCAGCCGGACGAAGACACCAGCGGCCGCGTCGTAGACGTAGTCAGTGCCATGAGTCAGGGTGTCCTCAGATGTCCACGTCCCAGACTGCCACTCGCCCTCATCCACGCTCGTAACCGTGGTCACGGGGTAGTTGAGCGCACACACCTCACTCAGCCCGGACTCGACCGTGTGGTACTCGGTCGTGCTGCCACGGGTTGCGATGCGCCGACCAAGGAACGTCTCGATGGACTCGCTCGCCCTGTTGATGACGTTCTCGAGCACGGAGTCCTGAGCCGTGAGCGTAGAGTCGATCGACAGCAACTCTTTGAGCTCGGCTACGCTGACCAGCGCATAGGTAGAGAGAGCCATTAATGCTTACCCCTCTGCACTACTGCTTACCTTTCCGCACCACTGCGGCCTCAGGTGCAGAGCGCACGGCAGTCTCGATACCGACACGCTGCGCCAGCCCCAACCTGATCCACTCGCGGGCGACCTCGTCGGGGACATCCAGCGTCTCGCCGGGAGCAGGACAGCCGTGGGCCGAAGCGAACGACTTGATAGCCTGTACTCGCATGGAACCATCCGGGGGGCGGGTAGGCCGCCCCCCGGAAAGGAACCGTTAGGCAGTGCGGAGGTACTTGACCGCCGTGGTGTCGATCAGGTTGCCGTCCACCCGCTGGCTGGCCTCGAACACAGCCTGATGGCTCAGGAAGTAGAGATCATCCGAGCGACGCAGCGTGATGCCGCCGGCCACCCGGACGAAGTACTTGCTGAAGTCGCCGAAGAGCACCAGCCGCTTGTTGGTGGCGAAGGTGCCATCCTGGTCATTGTTGATCACGACCGGGACGCCGAAGAGCCGGTCAGGCTGGCCCTGCTGGACGGCCATCTGCCATAGATATTGATTGTTCGAGTCCTTCAGCTTGCGGACATAGGCCGCGACAGCGTCGTTCATCATGAACGCGCAGTTGGGCGACATGCGGTAGGCGATATCGACCGCATGATACAAATCGATCACCTCATCCAAAGTGATAGCATTGGTGGCCGAGGCCGTCTTGCCGAGGGCAGCCTTGACCTGGACGCCGCCGGGCTGGCTCGAGCCCGTGCCGGTCGTGAAGTAGGTATTCTTGATGCGGCCGATGCGGGTGCCCAGCGCGGCCCCGAGGTACTGGCTCAGGTTGATGCTCGAATCCTGAAGGAGCTCGTTGGAGATCAGCACGGCATCGCTCGACATCTTGTAGCTCGACAGCACGACCTGCCCGAAGCTGGGGTCGGTCGTGGTGGTGGCGCCGGTTGCCTCGGTCAGCAGCCGCCCGGTGTTCGACGTGTCGTCCACCGTGGGGACGGGCAGGCTGGCCCCGGTCGCCGTGGTGATGACCGTGGCGAGGTTCTGCACCCGGCCATACCACTTCTCGACCTCGACAAAAGCCCTCATCATCTCGTCGGGGACAGAGTTGCCGCCGGCCGTGGTCGTGCCCACGGACAGGGCGCGGAGGTCGAATTCCTTGGAGCTCGGCCGGATGCCGTAGAACGCAGCCGCCGCGTGCTCGTCCTCGCTGCGGGCCTCGCCGCGCAGCCAGGCGCGGAGGGCGTGCTCCGGGTTGGGGCGAGCGTCGGTGACGATCGTTTCCGTCTTGCGGCCAGCCGACTGGTTGAGGATCTTGCGCTCCTCGTCGGCCTTCTCGTGGAGGGCGATGGTCGCCTTGATCTGGTCGATCTCGGCGTCCATGCGCTTGATGGTTTCCTGCTCCTCGGTGGAGACGGCCCGCTTCTCGTTGTCGGCCTTGTCGAGGATGGCCTTGATGTCCTCATTCAGCTTGGCCCGCTGCTCGTACAGGTGCTTCATTTGCTTAGCGCCTCCTGCGCTTGTCGCCAGGAGCGCCGGGCCAGAAAGCCGAAGGGCGCGAGCCCTGGCAGAGATCAAACGGCAATCACTGCTTGGCTTCGCGCCCTGCTCAGCGGGGTCGCTGAAGTCTTGGACGGTCGTTCGGGTTGACCAGCAACCTCGGCGGCCGAACTAGTCGTCAGTCACAGTCTAGCACATATGTCTAGCCTCGCTCTAAGTATTCGGTTCTCTCCTTGACCACGGCTCGCTCAAGCTTCTCGGTTCTCTCGGCCCACCCGGCTCGCTCCCCTCTCGCGGTTCTCTCGCTCACGACGGCTATACATCTAGCCTAGTCGATAGGCCAATTGGGGACGGGGATGTAGTCCGCGTGCCCGCCCGGCCCGAGGATGTAGGGCATGGGCGGGGGCGTCCCCATCTCGACCTCGTGCAGCACATGGTGGAAGTGGGACAGGAAGATCTTGGCGACGTAGCGCCCGGCGCGCCAGTCCAAGCCGACCGGCTGGAGCTTGCCGCTGCCCCAGATCTCCCGCTGAAGCGGGCTGATGCTCCACCTGTTCTTCGTCGCCAGCTCGAGCCGGGCCAGCGCCTGCTCCCGGAACATCCCGGCCTCGTTGCGCTCGATCTCCTGCGCCTTGCGCTTGCGCCACAGCTTGGCATAGAGGCAGTCCGACCGCTCGCCAGCCTTCTTGAACTGCTCCCCGATGAGCCATGCGGTGGTCTTGAGCTTGGCGCAGTGGGGCCGCTTCTTGCCCTTCTCCCACTTCGCCGTGGGGTCCAGCCCGGCGAATCGCCACACCTTGCCGGCCGTGTTGATGTACCCCTCGTGGCAGTCGGGCGTGCAGGGGTTGGCCTTGGAGCAGCGCACCCTGGCACGGCAGACCCACGGCCTGATTTCGATGTATGCGAGGAGCACCCCGGCGTATGTGGCTCCGATGCCCGGGATACTCAGCGCCCAGCGGCCAGCCCGGTGGGTCATCACCATCGCCTCGATGGCCTTGTCTGCCTTCTTCTCGATGGTTTCGTGGTCCTCGCGCAGCAGGCGCAGCGCGAAGGAATCCGGCGACGTGTCCACCCTGCGCTCGATGGCCCCGATCTGGTTTCCCGTGGCCTTGCGGTTCTCCTGTGCTGACATGCGGAGGTCCACCAGCGCACGGAGCACATCCTTGTCGAATGTGGCCTCGGCACGGATGGCCTTGACCTGCGCCCGCGTCCAACGCTCGACGTTCAATGACTCGCTCATGTTCACTCCCCCTAAGTTAAATTGGCTCGCTCCGCTAAGTCGGTTCTCTCAAGAGAAGCGGCTCGCTCGGGCTGCGCGGTTCTCTCCAGCTTCTCGGCTCGCTCCGGGACGACGGTTCCCTCTGGGTCATCGGCTCGCTCAGGCCGCTCGGTTCTCTCTACCGACCCGGCTCGCTCACACCAAACGGTTCTCTCCTCTGCGACGGCTCGGCTCATTGCTGTTACTCGGCCTTGGTGGCCTTAGCCATGAGCGTGGCGAGCTGGTCATCGGTCAGCACCTGACCGACCGTCTCGCCCGTCTTGATCTTGAGCGTTTGCAGCCGCTTCTCCAGCAGCCGCATGAATCGCCCATTCCTGGCGTTGCCCTGCGCGTTGGCCTCGTACATCTCAGCCTCGCGCCGGACATCCTGTAGCGTTGCCTCGCCCAGAAGTCGCTTGTCGCTCATCGGCCATGCCAGGTACTTCCCCGCCCACTCCGACACCTTGCGGCAGACCTCCTCGGAGTACGCCTGCTCCTTCTGCTTGGTGTACGGCTTGGCTGGCTGGGACGTGAGCAGCCTGTCATCCACCACGCCGGTGATATCCACCCGACGGGCGGCCATAGCCAGCCGGATCTCAGCCCGAGCCGCCCTGTGAATGGCCCAGGTGATCAGGCGTGCCTGCGAGTTGATGCCGGCCACGACCTTCTCTTCGGCGGCCCTGTAGCCATGCTGCGCTATCGCAGCATCGGCCATCCTGCGGACGATGGCACCCTCCGGCTCCGTCTCCACGCTCGACTTGTCAAACCCCATGCATCCCCTTTCGTGAGCCTTCCCGGCTCGTTAATGTGCGCTCACGGAGTACGGTTCTCTCTTCATACGCGGCTCGCTCGTAAACGACGGTTCTCTCGTCGGCCACGGCTCGCTCGTTTCTCACGGTTCTCTCCGAACCCGCGGCTCGCTGCTCTCATCGCTTCATGCGGTACTGGAAGCCGGGCCACTCCTGTTTCACTTCGGCCCGCCCCTCCTTCACCAGCCCAGACAGGTGTGCCCTCACCGTCCGAGCGCACACGCTGGGCACCTTCGCCCCGACATCGACAGCCGTCTGCCACTCCCGGCTCAGGGCACCCTCGACTGCTCGCCTGTGTGGCGATCCTCGTTTCATTCCATACCCCTCCAATCCGAACCATGCCAGAATATAGCAAGCACATACGGCTGTGTCAACTAGAAATCTAGCCCTTCAGCGCACGCAGGACGAACGCAAAGTTGTGCTCGTCCTCCCGCACATGAACGGGCTCGAAGTCTGCCTTGTAGCAGAAGCGGAAGTCGGACATGGCAGTCTTCCCCACCTGCACCCGATACTGCTCCTGGCTCAGAAACACCAGCGAGCCGGTACACAGCACCCGCTTGTGTGACGGGTCGCCCCACGCCCACATGCTCTTCCACGAGGGCGTGGTGGCGGCCAGATAGCCCCCAGGCTTGAGGATGCGCCAGAGCTCGCTGAACTGCGCGAAGAAGAAGCGCCAGTCGCCTTGCTGACCCGTGTGCTCGAGCACCTCATAGGCGTGGATCTCATCGAAGCTGTTGTCCTCGAACGGGTAGGGCAACTGCTCGAGGTCATGCACCACGTCGGGGTGGTGGTCGGAGTTGTGGTCTAAGGTGACCAACTTTGTCCACTTACTGCGACCATTTATGGCTATCTTCTTCGTCCAGTCGGACCCGCAGCCCAGCAGGAGCTCCACCTAGTACCGCTCCCTTCGACGGAGCCGGATGTTGATGGCCGGGATGCCCTCCTGCTGGGGCTCCTCCTTCGGCGGCTCCTGCTTGGCCCGCTCGAGCGCCCGAGCAGACACCTGAGTTGCCGGATACGCCGGATAGGCCACGGGGCTCACGTCGAGCAGTTCCAGGTCCCGCAGCTCCCGCACCTGGGCACCATCCTGCGTGCGCCACTCGTCGGTGAGCACCCGGAAGCCGAACGACATGCCGTCCACATCCCCGCGCCGGATGCTCGCCAGCACGTCCTCGGCGGCCCTCGTCTCGGGCGGGTCGATCTCCACCCGTAGCCCACGCTCGTCAACCGACAGCTTGAGCGTGCCCGACTTGGTCCGGCCAAGCACCACGTCGGGGTTATGGTTCCAGAGTGCCCGAACGTCGTGGGCCTCCTTCAGCGCCCGATCGAACGCGCCGGGCTTGATGACCTCACGAAAGCCCCCGAGGTCTTCGCTCATGGACCCGAAAACGGCAGCGTAGCCGACGATCCGACGCTCGCCCTCGGCGGCGCGGACCTCGGCCCCGGGAAGGGCTCGGCGTTCGATGTCAGGCAGCATGGTTATCCTCCATGAGAGAAAGCACGGTGTCTGCGACCTCGGCGGGGCGGCTGCTCCCCCACCGAAGAATCAGCCCCTCGGCCTGCGGCTCGAGGTTTGCCGCACTGAGTTCTAGCAACTCCGTGCGGCTACGGGTCAGGTAATCCTTGGCCAGCCTACGGGCCGCCTGATGGCTGTCGTCCTGACGCCTAGATAGCGCATAACTAAGGGCCAAGACTGGCTGGAGACGCTCGGCGAGGCCGGGCACCTCCTTGGTATAGAACTCGCCGGCCCACGCCCTGAGTGCCCCCGCGCCCTTCTTGGCAGCCTGCCGGATTTCGGCTGCCTCGCGCCGGCCATACCGGGCCATGATGTCCACGATCAGCGCACGCTGCTGCTCCTCGGCATCGGGCGGCTCAGGGGCGGGGGGGGGCGGCTCCGGGGCCGGCGGCTCCTCCGGCTTGGGCAGGTTCTCCATCTTCGCCACGTACTCGGGGGACATGACGCCCATATCCACGTACAGCTTCTGCACGTCGGCCCGGGTCCGGGCATCGGTGCGGAGCACGGCGTTACGGGTGTGCTCCAGGTAGAATGTGCCCTCCTGCGCGTCGGAGATCATCTTGCGGTTGACCTCCTGCTCGATGGCGACCAGCCATGGGTCCAGCGTGTTGTCGAGGAAGTCCAGCCGGTTGGCCTCGTAGTTCCCGCCGGGCCGCTCGGCTGTCTTGTAGCCCAGCATGGCCGGATTGATGTTTAGCCATCGAGCCACCTCGAGCACCTGGAGCTCGCGGGTTTCGATAAGCTGGGCATCCTTGGCCGGGATGCTCAGGGGGTTGGCCTTCATCCCCTCCTCGAGGATAGCCAGCCTGTGCGCCCTGTCCGGCCCCTGATGCATGGCATTCCAACTGTCCCGCAGCCGCTTCTGCGCCTCGGGGGACAGCGTGCCGGGGTGCTCGAGCGTCATGCCCGGCATGGCCCCGTTGCCAAAGAATGTGGCCCCGTACCGCTCCGCGGCCAGCCCAAGCCCGAGGCTCTGCTTCGCCATCTGCACCACGCTGTAGCCCTTGATCCCATCGAAGCCCAGCCCGGGGACGTGCAGCACATCGACGGGGTCGAGGAACCGCTCCCCCCCGTTGTACCTGTAGCGCAGCCGGCCGCCCTCGATGACGGGCTCAATCTTGTCCGGCGTGATAGGCCACAGCCCGATGGGCTGCATAGCGCGGTTCCACTCGATCTCGGCATAGGCATTGCCCCACGTCAGGATATGGGCCACATAGGTGCGCCAGAAGTTGAGCGGCGTCATGTAGCGGTTGGGCTCGTACCCGCACACCCTGGCAACGGGGTGCTCGGGCACCTCCTCCCGCTCGTCCTCACGCTTCCGGTACACCTTGCGGGGCAGCTTGGCGATAGACGATGCGATGAGGTTGACAGCCGACCAGTAGGCTGCGAACGTCAACGCCGTCCCCTCGCTCACGCGGACCCCGGCCGCGGTCGGAGTGTCGATCAAGTCCATCTTGATCCACTGATCGACGGTCAGCGCCCGCTTCTCGTTGCGGAGCCACGGCAGCCAGTCACGGAGTCCCATGATCTTCACTCCTGCGGTACCAGAACGCCCATGCCCGGCATCGACTGCCCGAGCTTGATAGACCGTTCATCGTCGTGCGACAGCCGCCGGGTCTTGTAGTGCCCCAGCCCGGGGACGTGGACGCACCAGATCGAAAACCCCGCCTCTTTGGCCCGCATCGAGAATGCAATGTCTTCCCCGTTCACGACGTAGCAGAAATCACGCGGCCGGGTGCCCGGCTCGGACTTCGCCAGGTGGATCGAGTGGAACCACGACCGGCCGTGCCGGTCGGCAATGCCCTCGAACACGTCGCGGTGAATCAGCACGCAGGCCGTGGCAATGGCGTCCACCTCGACCGGCTCGGTCCCGATGGGCACGGCCTCATAGATCCCGGGCGTCCCCGTCCACTTGAATCCACAGGTGGGGTATGCCTCGCCCAGCGGGACGGAGGCCGCCACGATCTTCTTGTCCGTCCCAGCCACGGCCAGCATCAGCTCGAGGATGTTCTGGGGGAACTCTATGTCAGTATCCACCTGGAAAAGCCAGTTAGCCTCGGGCTTGTCCAGCATGGCCTCGGCCAAAACCATGCGGTTGTCGCCCACATAGAGGCCACTGGCGTGGAGCATCCGGGTCAGGTGCCGGTCTTTCTCTGCCTTGCTCTTCTCGTACTCGACCAGCCGCAGGCACGAGGCATGGAAGGGAACCGTGACGGAACCCCCGCAGGGGTAGCCCACAACCACCTTCCGATCCTGCCAAGACCCCGTGTTAACCCTGGATTCGCGCCCCATCAGATCACCACCAACCCACGCTCCTCGTAGATAGAAGGGCCGGCTGGATTGCTAGCCAACTGGGCAACACCTATTGCCATGGCTAGCGCGACCATGCCGTCCACCTTTTCGCTGCTCTTTTCCTTGTCGATCTTGAGATTCCCCGCGGGGTCCGTGCGGACGCTGACATTGCCAGCCATCCACCGCGCCACCGGGTTGCCGCCGTGCCGCAGCCGCTTCCCCATCACCAGCCGCTCGATCTCACGACACGGACCCGTCATGGACGCGAAGCCTTGGCCGAACTCGACCACGCGCTCGCCCAACTCATCTTTGAGGTGGACGACGACCTGCGTGGCATTCCATCGGTCAAAGCCAACCGCTCGCACGTCATACTTGCGGCAGAGTTCCAGCACCTCCCGCTCCAGGTAGTCGTAATCGGTGACGTTCCCGGGCGTGGCGATGAGATGCCCCGACTGGACCCATCCGGCATAGTCCCCCACCCCCCTAAGCTGTCGCTCCCGTACCGTGTCCTCGGGCACCCAGAAACGCCATGCCGCGAAGCCCCCATCGTCCCGTGGCGTCCACAGGGCAAGGGCTGTCATGTCTGACGTGCTGCCGAGGTCGAGGGCCAG